TCGAAGGATTTGTGATACCTTGAGTGCTGCATTATCAAGGATTTCTTGATCATCAGTCATAATGCTTCAACCTCATTTGTATTGCTCCAGAGCATCAATAAAGTGTTGAATACAATCTTTGGGAATGTGAATGGTTTGGTATCCTGGTCCGTTGCCATCCTCTACACTCACAGTGCCATACTCATCAGTAGTAAAATCAAAACTCCAACCATCTTCTTCGTGTTCAATTTTGATGTCTTTGGTGATAGTGTAGCTCATAGTACCTCCCATTCTGTTTCCCAATCAATCATTGAAACTCTCCTGAAACTGTTTCCATCGTTTGTCTAATTGACTATCCATCCATCCCCATACACCGTGTTCCATACCATCAACACCAGCAACTTCAATCTCATCTTGAATGAGACGCCGCAGCATCTCAATTTGTTCGTCAGTCATAATACCTCCCATTCAGTTTCCCAGTGACAATCTTCACTTACATTGACCCAGAAGAAGTATTTCTGGTTCTCGCTAGCAAGAAACAGCATACCATCTCCTTTGTCTTGCTCAACAACACAGATAGGATTACCGCCCATAGAGTTAACAAGACGATTCTTTGCCTTGCTAGATTTAGGTCTTACAGTCACTCTTCGCATTGGTCGTTCTCATTAGTTAGGACAGTGCCCATAGGACCTTTTTCCAGTCGTGCCCACTCTTCTTCTGCCTGCTGCATATCTTCAAACTTCTTCCTCAGGTCTTCACCCAAAGTCAATTCGAACTCATCAGCAACCTTACGCATATCCTCTTCGCTGCGGTCTTCACCAAATGCGACACCACAAGCACCTTTCATAATGTTGATGTCATCGTGACCCATTGCACGGGCAACAGTTGCGAAGAAACGGAACAGTTGAAGAGTGTTAAGGTCTTCAGCAGGAACCTCAAAGGTGTAATGCTCTTCGGGGAGCATCATATCACCAAAACCACTAAAGTTATCGAAACTGTAGGAAGTGGAAGTCCATTCAGTATCAAACTTAACCTTGAGAGTTGCTTTGTAAGTCATTGGTTTGTTGTTTGGTATGTGTCCAGTATAGGGTGAGGTCAGGGCATCTGGCGTTGCTCTTGTGCCAGTTGCTCAACTGCCCCACGGTTCCAGCTGCTGAAGAACGTGACTGCCTCCAGAATACGCTGTGCCTCATAGGGCACCTGATCGCATCCATCATACACGCTCAGCAGGTCATCCATCCGATCACACGCTAGTTTGTGGATGATGGCGTAGGTCTCTTCGCTCAGGGTGATGGTCATAGGTCTGTTGCTTATGAGAATATTATAGGGGTAGTTTCACCCCTTTCTAGGGTGAGTGTGCCAGTTCCTCAAGTGTCCTCGTCTTCTGTCATCTGTTTCAGTTCTTCCATAACATCTTCTAAAGGATAGGTTTTAACTTTGCCACTTTGAACATCCTCAACCATTCGTTGTAGATGCTCTAAAAAATCTTTGGATAGTGTATTGTCCTCTCCAAGAGATTGCCAGAACCAGTCATAACATTCTTCATAAGGGTCATCATACCACATCAGTGCATAATCCTTATAGTTGCCTGTCATTAGATCAGACCAAATGCGAAATGATCCTCTAATGCTCTGCCACCCTGTCATCCAGCAGTGATTGATGTAGTAATCAAACCAGTTCATGCTACTCATTTATGGAATCTATTTCATCAAGATACTTCCAGTTCCAGGTTCTTCCAAATACATCCAAATCAAATCCAAACTTATAAGCCCAGAAAATAATGCTAAAGAGTGTATTGTTACCTAAACTGAGTTGTATGTAGGGAGAACTGGGATAATCATTCCATGAGAAGGAGACCTGTAGAATGGAGTGATTCTTCAGTGGTTTAGGAAAGTGAGATTCAAAGTTTAGAATCTGCACATAATAATCATCACCATAGTCTTCACGATGCTTGAATCGAATAAGTGTCATAGAGATAACTTACCTGGGTCGGGGACATCTTGGTGCAAGTAGGGTTGCACTTTTACATATTTAAACACAAAGGCAAGTGCAAGACCAATGTACACAATCGGAAGAAAGTTTTTCATTTACATTCAGGGTGTGGTTGTTTGCAATACTCTTGTTTGGCAGTCTCTTTATAATAAGACTTGAACAGTTTCTCATCACGATGAATGAGAGAGACATTATACATCAAAATGCCAATAACTGCAAGAAAGATGTATGTAGTTTTCATGCGTTGTAACCTTGTGTTTTTAGGATAGCACGGCGAGCATCATAAGCAAGAAACTGATTTGCAAACTCAGCCACCTTTTGATAGGTGTCACGATGATACAATCCCCAACGTGATGTGCCTACGATTCCACGAATCACGTAGGGATTGTCAATGCCAAGAGGATAGGGTTTCATTTGATAAAATCGGGAAGTGGTTTGCCCTGGATACGCATCAGGTTTGTGAAACGCTCCATGTCCCAAGAATAGTAGATCCAGGGGTTGTCGTCAAGGTTGGTGTGTGGTGGTTTCATGACAGCGTTGGAGAAGAAGTCTCCACGACCGTCTGGATTGTGTTCGGTGAATGGAAGTGCCATTGTAGTGTGACGTATGAAGGTATTATAGGGGGCTGGAAGCCCCCTTGTCAAGTATTAGAGGTAAAGATAGCCTCCAGCCCAGTCAGCCTGCTCGTAGAGCCTCTCACGGCTCTCTTCGTCAAGCACGTTATACCGTACATGCTTTGCAGGTGCCTGCCAGTTGGCTGGCTTGTAGACATCGCCAGTGGTACGATCAATGAAAGCATGAACAGACTTCTGACCCCCAGTGTCCCTAAAGATCAGTTTAATGTACTTACGACCGACTTTTGTATAAAACTCAGCATCAATACCATGATTGTTAATGTGATCAATCTTGGATTGATGATAATCCATGTTGATCTCTTCACGAATCGAACGTTTGTGAGCACACAGTTGTTGTGTTTTGAGATGCATGTAGAGAACATCACACAGCATCACTGCATAATGTTCAATTTTGTCAGCAGTCAAAGTAGTGTTGTACATGATCAGAGAGTGAAGAGAGTGAATGCTTTGGAAACGAGAACTTCATCGGATTTAGAATACTTTTCGTAAATCCAATCGCTGTTCTCAACATTGAGATAGGTGTGAAGACTGCCATCGGAGTCTTCCTTCATGTAGGAGCCCACCCACTTGTCGTAGATGTAGCCACCTTTGAGAAGCTCTTGTTCAAAGTTCATGGCATCAGTTGCGTTGACCAATTTAGTATGAGGCAGAATTGGAGCAGAATCAAGCCGTAGTGGACACCTTCGGAAGTATCACATCACGAAACAGCTCTGCCAATTCATATGCCCAAAACCTCTTCCTATCATCATTTTCCATCGCAGCTTTAAACATTTTGTTATATTCAATCCATTGTTCTTTTGTTGTATTCATGTCAATGTCAGAAACACATGCTGTTGCCCAAGAGATAAAATTATTTAAGTTGCTTTGATTCCATTCATCAGAATGATGATCACTGACAAACATAAAGTCTAACCTAAGATCTTGACTGCGATAATTTTCTTGCAAAAGACGATTGTAAAGATATGGTGTTTTAATTTTACTTAAAGTGTAATCACAAACGCCAACACGTTCAAAACACCGTGGATATTCATATCCTTTACCGAATTGCTCTCTACCACGCTTAATTCGACTCATCCACTTATTAAGTTCATGATTATGAAGTTCAAACTCCCAGTATTCACCAGGATTTACCTCTTCTTTGAGTGCAGACCACTCATCAAAGGTGAGAAAAATGTTCCGTCGCATTGGAATGAACCTTGACTACTCACATAGCATAAGACCCCCAAGGCGTCTTGCCAAGGGGGTCAGTGGACAGTTAATCAATCGTTACAACCGAGGAGCAACCCACCACCAACAGCACCTAGAGGGATTGACCAGCCGTAAGCATCAGGTTTTGATATGCTGGCTGCAATTCCACCACCCAACAGAGCACCAAAAATGGTATTAGATGGCTTACATACTGTGTTTCGTTGATATTGTGGCTGTGATTGTCGATAGTACGTTGACCCAGAACATTGATCCTTGTAGGATTCTGTTTTGACGTAACCTGGAGTATAATTCCCATAACGATCATAGCCACCAGGCATGTAAACTTCTCGATAACGAGTTTGTTCACAAAATTCATTGGAGTTTGAGTATTGTGCTGCAGCAGGTAATGCTGCTAATACCATAAATGGTATTAAGAATAGACTTTTCATTTGTTAGAAATCGTAGGATGAACCTAGATATGCCTCAAAATCATTAGATTCATCATCCATGTCAAGATCCCAAATATCATCAGATTCTAGGAGTTCTTCAACTTCATCACGAAACAGCATTTGAGGCATTTCTTCAATGTTAGGACGATCTGTGAAGTGTGTCATGTCAGTAAGAAACAATTTCAATCAGTTCTTGACGAAGATCTTCATAATCTTCCTCAAGCATTTCCCGCTCTTCTGCGGAAAGATTATGTTTAAGAAGAGACTGGATGCGGGACATTTCCGCTTTGATTTGTTTAGTATTCATGGTAGACATAAAGGGGAAATAAAGGGGGCAGAGCCCCCCGCAAATACACTTCAATGAAACACAAATAAACTAAATCAAATCAAACGAGAACTGGCTTCAGCAACTCGTTTTTCAGAGCGGTATTCACAAAACGACCCACAGAACCGTTTTGATCAGCGATCTCACCTTCCAGTTGCACCGTGAAAGATGCAGGATCAGTGATTTCGTAGACATACTCACGATTGCCTTTAAAGACAATGTTAGCACGGTTAGCGGTCACAGTGATACCGTTGTCAACGATAGCAGAGGAACCAGTAAAGTTGAAAGTACGCATAGTAAAAAACAACAAGTAAGGGACAGATGGAGTCTTTGGGGCGCTGCCATTCCCATATGTATATTATACAGTCAAATAGCTAGGGATGTCAACCCTCTCAACTGGACCCCAACCAATCTTGTAAGCTTTCCAGTTGCCATTGAGATCAAACAGGTAAGCATACTCTTCACCACCCATTTTACCAGAAACAAACTCATCAAAGCTGCTGATGTCAGGTTCATTCATCTCACCACGCTCAGAATGATACAGTGGTTGTGCATCACGAGTGTGAGAATAAGACCAACTACCAGCATCATCTTCAATGATTTTGCCGTTTTCATCACGAAGAGCAGAACTCTCCCAGGTGTGAGTGGTACGAAGAGAAGACATAGAACCACCATCAATGAGATCTTTGACAGCATCACGATCTTGATAGTGCTGCACAAGGATCCTACCATTGTGCTCAACATAACCATCCCAGTGGCAGTAGACACTAACCACGGTATGATCAGCGAGTTCGTAACCGATACGAGAACGAGTGCCCATTGGATTAGAAGCGAAGTGGTGAGGCTCTGTGCCTCATGAGATCAATATAAGGGATAGCCACGACCTTGGCAACCCCCTGAACCATCAGAGTTTCTTATCAGTCAGAAGCACGGTAGGGTCGAGGAGGAGTTGCCTGAGGTTTAAGGGCAGGCTCATCACAACCCAGCACAAGGTAGTAGTGTGTGATGCCAGTCTTCAGGTGCTTCTCGATCTTGATGTCCATGATGTCCAATACGGAATCATCAATGTCATCAAACAACCTATCACATGTCCTAATATCTGCATTAGGATCGTTGAGAGAGTTCAACAGCTCAACTAGATTTTGAATCTTCATGGTAATCAGAAAAATCGGGGGAACAATACACAGTGTCATCAGTTTCATCAGCCCATGCTAGAAACTCAGCTCCAAGGGCAAGGGCATCATCATGACGATCATCACAGAGAAGTTCAGTCATGCGTTCCTGTGCCCATCCAAGGCAACTGGTAACATAACTCGTCATGTCTTTTAGTTCATCGTGGTCCATGTCAAGTTGTGAATGAATCGACAATCCGACTTTTTTGGTCTTCTGCGAGAAGAAACTTTTGAGCCTTTTTGATGTTTTCCATAGCTTGTGAATAATACTCAGAATAGTAGTCATCGTCCCACTCAACAATAAGATCATAACACTCTTCGTCAGTTTTAGCAATCACTGACAAAACGCCACCATACTCAGATGAGGGGAAAGGAACCCAGTAGTCAATGATGTACAGATAAGTCATTTGCGATAAGGAGAGTTGTAGTAGGAACGAAAAACAGAAACAAGAATAACGAGCGTTGAAACCACACCAATAAGACCAAGGAAGGTGGTGGCATCACCGCTAAAATTGAGAGTGTCGGGTGTCATTTTTTGAAAAGAAGTTGAATGGTAAAGGTAATTACAAGCCATTTCCAATAGGGAAGAACCATCATTGGAAACAACCAGGAGCAAGACAGAGACAACAACCACGCTATAAGAAGCGTAACTGTAACGGCACCAAGAACTTCTCCAACGAGTTGATCTGTGGTTTTATCCTTAGATGTCATTCTACAAACTCCATAAGGTAATAGTCAACTGTGACTTCAAGCTCTGCCGCTTTGCTTTCAAGCTCAATGGCAAACTC